TCAAACCGCCTGCGCCTGCTGCGCTACGACCGATCTGACCTTGGGAGTGACCGTCCTTCAACTGCCCCATGGTAAGCGGGCCGCTGGCTCCTGAAATATCTTCTGTGCGAGCTTCAGATGCGGAAACGATTTGGAACAATTCCGGTTGCACACGGGGAAGGTCCATTGGATGAAGGGCTTTTGTTGCATCGCCGTCCACATCAATGAATCCGCCGAGGCGGGACCGAACTTGCTGCGTGTTAACATTGGCGCCACGGGAACGAATGATCGGCTGGTTGGCTGACAACGTCCCGATATCTGCGACACTGTTTATGAAACCCTGCTGTAAACGCTGTTCGCCTCCCAGAGCGGTTCCTAAACCGATTCCCCAGAAGCAATCTTGGATCATCCACCAATTCACGGAATAGAACGGAATGCAGCCGAACGGATTTGGCTCATTACGAATGATCCTCTTACCGTTCAAAACTGTCATGACCTTATCGTTGTCCCACCGTTCAAGAATCTGAAGTGGTTCGTCGAGAGGGTCTTCCGTTGTCTTCTGAAAGAGAGGAGCGGCGTGCGAGACAAAGCTTGTGTTGTTTGCCCCGGCCTGAGTACTTGTCGCTGAAACGGTTGACAGTACTTCGTTTGTAGCTTGTGGTGGTGTAAACCACTCACGAATTTCTTGTTCTGACGGCAGGTTGTAACGCTTAACAGGGTGTCCCTGTTCGTCGTAATAAACCTCGTCCTTCATTCTCATGAGGTCTCGATACGTAACCGGGAACTCATGAATGACAAACTTAGCCGCACGAATATCCGGCACACGACAATTTGGATCAACCAAAACTTGTCGGATATCGCAATTCTCAAAGAAAGGATGAGCTATAAGCTTCTCCTTCTTTATCATTTTGAATTTATCTGAATCTTGAGTAGGAAGTTCCTGCGTTTTTCCGCCAGCATCTTCATACGTAACTGGCTCACCCATTGGTTCAAAATCCCAATCGGTTTCGTAATATTCTTTCCAACCCCACTTCCAAATTCCGGTTCCATTGAGCAAGCAAGAAAAAAATCCATACTTTACTTCTTGCTTGAAATTCATCTTATCGAGTTCATAAGAGTGAACTTCTTCGATCGCTCGAATCGTATTAGCAGATGTACTCGGACGTGGCGTCAAATTAAACGGAGGCTCTTCGTAAAACATGCCACCGATCAACTTAGAATTGATCGCATTGACGTGCGTAGCTACCGTGAATTTTGCGATGTTTGCTTTGGGAATGGAGGTCCCTTCCCAAGTACGCAAAGTTGGCGGGGACTGATAAAGCAAATCTACTTCAACCCAACGAATATTGAAATAACGACTTGCGATCCACGCTCTGGTGTTGTCAGCGTCACGAACGACTATTTTAAGAGCCGCATCATTTTCAACTTCTTGCGAGGATTTTACTTGCGCAGGCTCGATCTGGCCATGCAAACTTGTACCGGGAAGTAAATCCACGAGCGCCATTTAATTTTAGACCCTCCGAAGACTTACTTCATTCCTGGTACTGCATACGGATCGACAAGCTCTTCAACTCTTTCTACGTGCTCTACGATCGGCTTTTGAGGAATAACCGGAGCGTATGATCCATAACCGTGAATCATTTCATCAAAATCTCGCTCGGCTAACTTAATCATCATTCGTTCTACTTCTTCACGACCACCTGGGCCACGGGGCTCGGCGCTCTGCATCGGTAGAACTCTATGAACGTGACTGATGGCGTCCGGAATATCGTCGTGAGACGAACTTCCGAAATCTTTGAACTCTGTGTAGAGTCCGCCTTTTCCTTCTTCGTCACCTTGAAGGCACGCAATTGTGTTGAGGAAAAACAAACGGCCCTGTATCAGAAGCGGCTGTAACGCTCCAATCCTGCTGGCCTTCGCATTCGCTGTTCGATCGCATTTGAAGAAATCCAACGGGATATACGTAACTCCCATTTCTTCTGCGTAACGCCGAATAGATGACTCAAGGAATTGAGCACCGTTTGAGTTCTCGATGAGAACCATACGAGGCTGATACTGCTTGTAGGATCGGGCGACTTCCATCGCCAGATCACTATCCTTGTAGTGGTCTCTAAAAATCTCTAGGACAAATACACGATGTTGCTCGTCGAGTCCTATGACGGCTCCCACTGAGTAATCGTTATCGGAGTTCGCTGCGTAAGCGAAGTCCCAGAGAATGTAATGAACTAAATTCGTAGGAACTTGGTCCAACGGAATAGTTCGTTGAATCAAGAGGTCAAGGGGAAATTTTACTTTCTTCGTTCCTTCTGGATTCAACAAATATTGTGAATTGTAGATCGCCGGGTTCTTCCGACGCTTCTTTCTTAGAAAGTCATACGTTAGTCGAGGACGACCTGTCTTGTCTTTCTCGAACAACAAAACATAATCAGATTCAACCGTATCTTTTTCTTCTTTATATTGAGACTCGGGCTTCAACCACATCGCCGGGAATCTCAACTGCTTCAGGTCTTCTGGCTTTTCCGCCGCCGCAACCGTGTGAGAATACAAATCCGAAGGGGCATACGGCGTTCCAATGAGGTCTTTGTATCCGCCAGGATCAATCAATGACTCAGCGTAATCAATTTTCTTGATTACCTTCGCTATCAACGAGGGTGTTTCTGAGTTCTTATCATTTACCGTGTCGTCGCTCTTCATCACATCGCAATGCCAACCAGGAAGGTTGGACAAAATTGACGAGGACCAAGCGGTAGGTTCTTTCTTTTCGTCGTCGCCAGGGGTTCTGCACGGACAAATAAATTTGTTAGCGGGACCGTCAGACTTCTTTGATAAAGTCCACTCCGGAAATAGTCGCTGAAAAATCGTCGGATCGGTGCCGATATTCGTCGTAAAGTAATTTTTCAACTCTCCGATAAATGCCGTCGCCAAATCATCCGCTGCGGCGAGAATCAGAATTCGAACATCTGGCCAGTTGATAATCCACTGAACACAATCAATGATGTCAACCGTGGACTTGAAACCGCCACGAGGAAAAAGAAGAAGACGTTCCTTCAATTCTCCCAGTTCTTGTTGATCGAGCGATAGTTCAGGATTTTTCTGAACGAAGAAATTACAAATACGAGCGTGCGTTGAAAAGGTGAAGAGCTTGTTGAAAATTTCTCTGCCAAGAAACAACAAATTCGTTCTGCAAAAGAACTTCAAAAACTCTGTTTCATCAACTAATTTGCTTTTGTTCTCTTCGAAAACCTGTTGCCGCTTAATGGCAGCATCGATATCCGGATCGCCGGCAACACCATATTTAGCCAGGGTTGCGTCGAAGACTGCGTAGTTCAATGCTCGGGCTACGAGGGTAGGGATATCTTTCGGGGCGTACGATATGCGTTTTCCAAAAGGACTGATTTGATGACCCAACAAATCTCGATCGGCAATAAACCAGAAATGATCTATAGCCAGTACTTGATTTGCTTTTTCGGCAAGCTTCTTAGCTTCCGCATACAAATAATCTGTGGTCCACTTTAGTTCCGGCATGACCGCCCCTTAAAGGGCAATCCGCCCTGTGTGGTGCTTCTAATACTTGAATTAGGCTACAGGAGCTTCTTCAGGTCCCATATGTTCGTCGATATGACTGTGAAGACCGGCCAAGTCGGAAACAACGTGCTCCTCGGGTTTCCCCGCCGTTCCATCTTCTTTCATATCCATCGGCTCGTGTCTTACAACAAACCCACCAGAATCTGCTGGACGAATGTGAAGATGTTTACGACCCTTTTTTACTTTCTTTTCGGACTTCTCAGATTTCTCTTCCTTTTTCTCTGCTTTCTTGCTCTCGGGCTTGTCTTCCTTCTCGTCCCGCTCTTCTGCTAAATCCTTGAGGCCGGCCAGTATCCCGCCGCTCTTTCCAAGATGTTCTTTTGCGATCTTTGCGGCTTTCTTTTTGTTCTTTGGAAGAACAGCTTCATCTTCGTGAAGTTGATATGCACCAGTCTTCTTTACCTTCCCGCCTTTCTCAAAGCTACCCAAAACTTCCTTAGCCTGTTTAATGTTGGACTCGCGGCTTTGTTTTTCACCTTCGCCCGCTGCTTCAAGAGATACTTTGTCGTAGTCTTTATCTATGTCGGCAGATCGAGCGACAAACTTTCTCTTCTTATCCGCATCTTCAATGTTAGAAGCCAAAGCTCCACGGCGTTTGGACAGTTCTGCTTTTTCTTGTTCCGTTGGCATTTTCGTTTCCTTATCGGGGCCTGGTGGTGTGTCTG